ACCCTCGATTTTATGATATTCCTGAAACTTACCGTTGTCGATAATGGTGGTAACAATCTTCAACTCTTTTTTTAAATTTTGTTGTTTACAAAAATTAAGAGCTTCTTCTCTCACCATTGGGTTATCATCGGTGTTTTCTTTGATATCGTGTATTGTGTCTAAATGAATTCTAGCGGATTCCTGAGAACCTAATTCAAGAATGATTGTTTGACACAGAGTCTGATAATCGGGAATATTACCATATTTTTGGTGATATTCTTTGATGTGAGCGGTAATGAATCTAAAAGAACTATTATCAAAATATTTGCTCTCGATTACATCAATAATTTGCTCACCGTATTTCTTATCTTCAATAATTGATTTAATTAACGTTTGTTGAAATGACGCTCCGAGAAATCCAAAATTTTTTTCTGACATAGTTTTTTTTAGTTTTTATAATTGATAATTTAAATAAGTCGTTTCCAAATTCGTAGATGATAAAATGTCAGTAAGGTCTGACAAGTATCTCTTCAAATAAGGGCGAATATCTACCGTATATCTTACCTTTGGGTGGAAGATTTTAGCGGGAAACATCCTTTGAATAAATACATCGTCACCCATCTTAATTTCAAGTAAAAAATACTCTTTATCGTTTTGTTCTTCGGTTTCTGCAGCGTCTAAACCGTAAAAATAATCACGATTTTCGTGTAGATAATCCAATGTTTTTGTTTTCAAATCACTACAAATATCGTCACAAATATTTTTTACATAGTAGTGTAAATCCATTGAACGTCGCGACTTTGGGTTATGTTCCCTTACGTTAAAGAAACGTTGGCAGATAATGTTACCTTCTAAAGTCAAAAGGAACTCAAACTTTGTTACTTCTTGATTACTCATTGTTTCTAATTTTAATTAATTTTTTATTTTTTTCTTTTCTTGTTAATCTTAAAAATGGGTTGAGGAAATTTATCCACGCGTCATCTGATTTTGGTAGAAGTAAAAATATACCATCTTCCATCATCATCTTCATCGTGTTTTTATATGAACGACCTTCAGGGTCAATCAAATCATTTATTAATGAATTAATAGATTCTTTAGCATCGTCAGTTAGAAATGGATTGTCCAAACTAACAATACGACTATTAACATCAAAAAACTCTTCACCAAGTATTCCATATTTTGTCACACCAGTTAAAAGATTTTTTACCAATCGGTTATCATTGTCTTCTTCAAAAAGATTATTAAACCTTTCAAGTATAAAATCAATCGTTATTTGTTGTGTTTTAATCTCGGGTACCATTGATATGAGTCGTCTAACTCCTAAGTTTTTAATGCCCGCAATGTTATCTGATGGGTCACCACAAATCATCTTTACCAATTTTATATTCTCAATAAGAATTTGTTCATGGTCGTAAACAAACATGTCATTTGGTTGATAAATCTTACTGTGGGAAGGATTGTATAATTTGGTGTTTTCTGAAACTAACTGAGTTAGGTCACCATCCGAAGAAAAAATTATTTTGTTTTCTTTATGTGAATTTTGAACGTAGTATGCAATGGAGTCATCGGATTCACAAAATTCATACTCACCCTGTCTAACAAACAATTCTTCTAAGTACTGTTTAATTCGGTTCCTTTGTTTGCCATAAGAGTGTAATTCCTCTTCTGACCTAATTCTAGATTTTCTATTTTCTTTATATTGGTGGTAAAACTTTTTTCTTGTAATAGAACCGTCTTGACCATCCCAAAAAACAACAATCTTATCCAAATGATGAATTTCAATTGTTCTCCTTAAGGTATTGATAAAATGGTAAATTCCACCAATATGTTCTCCCTTATAAAAGTGATTTTTTAAGCCAAAAAAACCAATTGTAAGTAAATTGTCACCATCAACTAATAATACATTAGACATTAATCATCACTCTTATAGGGTTAAACAAATATTAATCTTCTTCTTCGTAATCGTATGTTGTTGATTCTGATAAATCAAATTCGCTAACACCTAACTTATCTCTCCAAAAACTTGAGTAATCTTTTTTGTAAGTTTCCAACGATTCTTTGGTGTCGGCGATGTAACCATTGTGAACAACTATAACCTTACCATCTTTGTATCCCAATCCATTTACGTGATTTTTTAGGATTGATATTTTAGTTCTGACCGCATATGCGATTTTTCTCCCATCTTTGACGGCGTCTATGTGGTTAATACCTGATTTCTTTTGATTACCAAACAAGAATACTAACGCGGATGCCAACCAAAGAGCTTCACCACCCTTAGCTTTAATTTCGGGTTGACCAAAAGGATTGTCGGGTAATTCCACCCATGGTTGATTTACAACAACCATAGTTATATAATATGGGTTTTCTTTTGTTGGATAATCCTCTTTTTTAGATTTGGTTATTCTTGCGTGGATACCCATACCGATTTTATCAGATAGGACACTTGCGTTGTGTTGTTTACCACCTTTACCATCAAATGTCATTTTACAAGGAATAGAACCAATTGAATCCCAACAAAATAAAATGTTTCTCGGAATATCACCTTTTTCGTGTGCGTCGATAATTTCATTTATGAAATCAGTCGCTTGTTCTATGTATTCAAAAGAATCATTGAAAATAAAATCTCCAACCCATTCCCCATTTGCATCTTTTTCGGCTTGGAAACCTAACTCCAAAGCATGTTCCCATTTCCATTTTCTTTCGGTAATAATTAAAACAGGTAAATGTCCTTTTCTTTGAGCATCAACTGCCGCTAAAATCATTGCGGTTGTTTTTGAGGAGTTTGTGTGTCCCAAAAACATATTAATATTTCCCATGACAGGACCCGGTAAACCACACGCGTTGTTAAACGCTTCTCCACAGTAATAAAAATTTTCGTCCTTGTATTTTGTCTTGGTTGAAAATTTAGATATATAATCGAATTCTTTTTTCTTGATTGCCATTGTATTTTAATAATTTTTTTAAAAAAAGAGCATGGACATTATGTTAATACACATGCCCATGCTCGTATTGATTAGAATGGTAAATCGTCGTCTCCTTCGGCTTCTTCTTGTGGGTCAAACTCAGGAACTGATGATGTCTTAACAGGTGTACTTGGTTTAGACATTTCAAACTCTTCTGTTGAATTTGAAACGTATTTACCTGTTGTTGTGTCCCATCTTGGAACTTCACCTTTAGCAACCATTTCCAGATATTCTTCTGGTTTTCTAGAATATACATCAGACCATACCAATTCATCTACTAACCAAGAGTTAGCGATGTCGTTGTCGGTGTGTAGTTGAGATTGGTCTTCGGGGATAATAGAAGTAATTGTTGTATACTCTCTACCGTTACCTGCTTTACTTAGATTAAGGTTAATAATCAAATCTCTACCTTTTGAAGGGTCGGTAATGTCACCTTTGTTTTTAAATAAAGGATAAATTTTATCTAAAACACCTTCACTTTTTGTATTGTGTTTAAATCTCCAAAATTTTACACCATCTTGTTCATTTTCTCTGTCGATAACTTTTACAATGTAAAATTTACGTGAGCGGTACTGACGAGCCAAAACTTTATCTTGTTCGTCACCTGTCATCATAAGACCTTCGTAAACCTCATTTAAAGGAGAACGTTTTCCGTCTTGCTTAGGGTCATGTAATTTAACCCAATTACCATCTACCTGAACCTCGTGAAAGTAAACTTCCACAAATGGACTTCCACCATCTTTGGATGGTAGGATTCGAATTCTTTTTTCACCACTTCGAGCACCTTTGGGTAGAACGGTGGTGAAATACTTCTTCATTCTCTCTTCTTGAGAGACTTTGTTACTGCTGCCGCTTGCGGCTTGTTTGTTTTTTTCGTACTGTGCCAGTACTGATTCAATTGTTGACATATTATTTGTTTTTAAATGTTAGAAATGTATTTCTATGTAAATTATAGACAAAAAAAGTCAGATTACAAAATCTGACTCTCTTTTTTTTGAAAAATTTTATTTGTGGGTTACTCTAAAGTTAAAAGATACTTTAATTTTTGGAATAAACCTAACATTTCGTCACGAATATTCAATAAATTTGTATCTACGGGGTCCAATTCCTTGGTAAATTCTACAAGTGCTTGACAAATTGTTTCCACCATTTCTGTTGGTTTAACATCACTCATGTTAAATAATTCTATGGTTTTGGTTTCTTCGTCTAAAGTGAATCTACCATATTTACCCATAGCCTCTTCAATAAATCCATCCATTAAATCTTCTAGCGTGTCTCTTGTTTGGGCAAATGCGTTATGTCTAGCATAACCTTTTGTTTGCCAATGGAATATTTTTAATTGGGCATGAATACCTAATAATAGGTTGACTTTAGAATGTAAATTCATCTTGTTCTTCTTCTGGGTTAAAACTATTTCTTATTGTTTCGTTAGAGTAATCGTCGATGTCTTGTTTTGTTAACACGTATTCATTTTTACCACTTTGTTGCATCTCTCCTTGTTTTTGAGCAAAAAACTGTTGTGGGTTCAAATTAAACGGATAAGAATCTAATGAACGTAACTCCAATTTTTCTTGTGGTGTTTTTTCTTTCATTCCCTCTACCTTGTTTCCAAGTTCATCAATTTTATTTAAAACATTATCCATTTGAGATAATTTTTGTTCTAAATCGTTCAACTTAGAAAACACTGTGTCCATTTTACTAACAACATCGGTATTCTCAGATTTGTTATCATCTAAATCTTTTTTAATTGATTTAGTCATATTGACCAAATCTGTAATATCGATTTCTTCGGTGTCATCAACTGGTGGTGCTCCCGCAGGTGGTGCACCTGCATCCATCGGTGGTGCTCCCGCAGGTGGTAAACCAGCATCAGGTGGAGGAACATCACCCGGAGGTGGTACTGCTAACGCCGGGTCTGTTGGTGGTACATCACCTTGTTCCATCAGATTTTTAGCGTAATTATTAATCGCTCTGTATCTTGCGACTTCTTCTAATAATGATTTTTCTAATTTTTTCATGGTTTACTTAGTCTTGTAAAAGTTGTCTACCGTCTTCGGTTATGAATTTTTTATTTATTCTTTCTACTATACCATCCTTAGACCTGATTACATAACATTCACCAGTTTGAAGGTCACACTCTTCTCTTTCCATTCCATCATTTGAAACGGATTTAACGTGTTTTGGATTTTCCATATAGTTGTCCAATGTTTTATTTAATTTTTCGTTGTTCATGGTACTTTCTTTAATAAATATCTAAAAAACTTAAAAACTTATATTTTAATCCATTTTAAAATAAACTACATCCCCATCATATAAACCTAACTCAGACATTAACTTTGGTGACATACCCATACCAATCGTTTTTGAAGATGGTCCTCGACTTATTGGTCCTTCAACCACTATCTGTCCAACATTTTTATCTAATTGATAACTTGGGTTTAAAGTAAAGGTTTTACTGTTTTTAGGATTCTTAAAGGTTGTTTTAGCTGTTTTAATTATATCAATAGTAATACTTTTTGATATTTGAAAATCTACATTATAAAACTTATAATCTGTTGATTTAACGTCTGACCAAGTTATGCCATTGGCGATATTAAATCCTTGAGAATCGTCAATTGTGTATTTTTCACCACCCATTTTATAAACAACAGTTCTTAACCATTCTTCATTACCGGATTTAATCTTTTGAATTAATCTTGTTTCATTG